ATCCAAGAAACTAAAGAAACAATTACTGGAACAACTAAAGAAGATTACAGAACACCAGTGACACCTGAAGTCACACCAGAGGTTACGCCTGAGATCGTTGAGGATGAAGCACCAACAATTACAACTAGGTATGCCACTAGAGGAAAAAGATCAGGGCAGGGTGGTACAATTATGGAAGGCTATGGCGTAGTTACACGACCAAAAAGCAAAAGAGCAGTAACATAGGAGATTAAAATGTCATTTCTAAGACCAAAGGTTATGGTTCCACCACCACCACCAGTTCCAGAAGAACCTGCTAAAGCAGACTATGAAAAGGCTGCTGCGTTAGCTGGGGAAGCTGAAGCAACAGAAAGAAGAAAGCGTAGAGGTCGTGGTAGTACGATTGTTGCTGGACAGCTAGGCGAAACATCTACGAGTATGAGCAGCACAGGTGGTACACCAACTTTATTAGGATAGAGCTATGATGAATGTCAAAGATATAGTTGCTAGATTTGAACACGTTGAAGGTCAGCGAGATAACTGGAATAATCATTACCAAGAGTTAGCTGACTATATGCTGCCAAGAAAAGCAGACATAGTTAAGAAAAGAAGTCGTGGCGAAAAGAGAATGGAACTTATCTTTGATGGCACGGCTTTACAGTCAGTTGATTTGCTATCATCTAGTTTGCATGGGATGCTGACATCAGGTGCTACACCTTGGTTTCATTTGACAATGAAAGATGAAGAGCTAGGCAGAGACGAAGAAGTACAAAGGTGGTTAGAGGATTCATCACAAAGAATGATGCGTGCTTTTACCATGTCGAACTTTGAAACTGAAGTCCATGAGATGTATGTTGACCTGGTTGTATTTGGCACAGGCTGTATGTTTGTGGAGATGGATGATAAGACATTACGTTTTAGCACAAGACATATATCTGAGTTTTATGTAACAGAAGATCAGTATGGTATCGTTGATACTGTATTTAGAAAGTATGAGATACCTGCAAGGCAAGCTGTACAAAGATTTGGTATTGATAATGTTGGTGCATTTATTGCTAGAACATTTGAGAAGAAGCCAGATGAGAATGTAGAGATACTTCATGTTGTGATGCCAAGAAAAGACAGGGATCCGACAAAGCAAGATAATAAAAATATGCCGTTTGCTTCTATGTATATTTGCATGGAGACAAAGATGATATTGGCAGAGAGTGGTTTCCAGGAACTGCCTTACGTTGTACCACGCTTCTTGAAGGCAACTGGAGAAGTGATGGGGAGATCTCCAGCAATGGTTGCGTTGCCAGATGTTAAGATGATAAATCTTATGTCTAAAACAATCATACAAGCAGCACAAAAAATGATAGATCCTCCACTACTTGTGCCTGATGATGGGTTCCTACTCCCTATACGAACCCAGCCTGGGGGTCTCAACTTTTACAGATCAGGTTCTAGGGATACCATTACACCATTACAAACTGGTGCAAATATACCTATTGGATTAAACATGGAAGAGCAAAGAAGGATGGCTATTCGTTCTGCTTTCTTTGTTGACCAGCTTCTAAGTGGTAGTCAACCTAATATGACAGCGACAGAAGTTATCCAAAGACAAGAAGAAAGAATGAGAGTTATAGGTCCTGTTCTTGGCAGGTTAATGAATGAGATGCTAAGACCTTTGATTGATAGGGCGTTTGCTTTGATGTTGCGTGCTGATATGCTTGCAATACCACCAGAGATATTGCAGGGAAGAGATATAGATATTGAATATGTATCACCACTTGCAAGGGCACAGAAGTCTAGCTCTGTTAATGGTGTGATGAGAGCATTAGAAATATTGATGCCACTATCACAATCATTACCTGTTGGTGACCATATAGATCCTGATGGATTGGTTAACTATCTAACAGAAGCATTAGGTGTTCCAAAGAAAGTATTACGACCACAATCATCTATTGATGAGGAAAGAGAACAGCGTGCAATGATGCAAGAAGAACAGATGCAAAGACAAATGGAGCAAGAAGATGTTGCTACAGTTGGTCAAGCTGCTCAGGCTGTAAGAATGGTGGGTGCAAATGAATGACCAGATAGCACAGCTAAAGGTTATGTATCAGGATACATTTAAGGATAATGCAGGGAAAAAGGTATTGGAGGATTTGGAGTTGCGTTGTAACTGGCGTGCTTCAAGTTATGTAGCAGGAGATGCCAATGCTACAGCCTTTGAAGAAGGTAAAAGGGCAGTCATACTACACATTTATAACATGATGAAAGAGGAGTAAATATGTCAGAACAAGTTGCTGAACAGGTAGCCGAACCAGTACAGCCTACAACGCTGGAAACACCAGCAGAGGTTGCACAAGGTGGGTCTGGTAACAGTTTCATTGAAATGATACCAGAAGAATTAAGGGAGCATCCAAGTTTATCACCAATCAAAGATGTTGGTAACTTGGCTAGAAGTTATGTTAACGCACAAAGGTTAATAGGCAGTGATAAAGTTCCGTTGCCTAAGAATCCAACAGACGAAGATTTAGATAACATTTACAGTAGATTAGGCAGACCAGAGACACCAGAAGGCTATGAACTGCCTGTTGATGGTAATGTTATTACTGAAGATATTGCTAAACAATATGCAGATATTGCACATAATCTAAGGCTTACACCACAGCAAGCACAAGGTGTATTAGATTATTACAAAAGCTCAGTTGCACAAAGTGCAGAATCTGTACAACAGCAAGCAGAACAGCAGGCTGAAGCTACAGCAGCAGAACTCCAAAAAGAATGGGGTCAAGCTTTTGAGCAGAAGGTAACGGCTGCAAAAGAAGTTGTTGAGCAGTTTGGTGGAACAGACCTACTGCAAATGAAGTTGGAAGATGGCACAATGATTGGCAATCATCCAGCTTTTATCAAAGCATTTGCTGCTATGGGTGAGTTTAAGTCTACTGTAACAAGCGAGGATACTGTATCTGAGAACGCTTCAAACAGAGCTTACACACCACAAATGGCACAACAAGAAGTTGATGCAATTATGAACGACAAGACACACGCCTATTGGAATAGAAAGGATCCTATAGGAAGACAACGTGCTGTTGAACGTATGCAAGAATTGATGGGATATATTCATGGCTAATGAAATAACACCACAACAAGATATCCGTTTGGAATGTTTACGGCTTGCAGTTGAGCATGGAACACAAAGAGATGTGTTGCATCCAGAGAAACTTGCTGATATATATTACGAATGGGTTATGCAGGGTAGCTTGGCAACAAGTCCTCAAGACAATCGGAAAGACGATAGCCTAAAGTCGGCTCAAAAAACTAGGAGTGTCCGTAAAGGGTAGCACGCTGCAAACTAAATCAAATGTAACTTTTACGAAGGAGACTTAAATGTCATCACAAGTAACTACAGCATTTGTCCAACAGTATTCTGCTAACGTGCAGATGCTATCTCAGCAGATGGGAAGCCGTCTAAGAGATGCAGTTCGTGTGGAGAATATTACTGGTAAAAATGCTTTTTTCGACCAGGTAGGCGTTGCTACTGCTCAGTTGCGTACCACTCGCCATGCCGACACACCACAGATGGACACACCTCACGCAAGAAGAAGAGTGAGTCTAGCTGACTATGAGTATGCCGATTTAATTGATGACCAAGATAAGGTTAGAATGTTAATCGATCCTACATCTTCTTATGCACAAGCTGCTGCTGCTGCAATGGGAAGAGCAATGGATGACGTTATCATCTCTGCTGCACTTGGTACAGCTTTTACAGGCGAAACAGGCTCAACATCAACATCTTTCCAAGCTGCAAATCAAATTGCAAATGGAAGTGCCGATATGTCTATTGCCAAGTTAATCGAAGCTAAAAAGATTTTAGATTTAGCTGACGTTGACCCATCAATACCAAGATATATTGCTGTTGGTCCTAATCAGATTGAAGCTCTATTAAACACAACATCAGTAACAAGTTCTGACTTCAACACAGTCAAGGCACTTGTACAAGGTGATGTGGATACATTCCTAGGCTTCAAGTTTATCGTAACAAACAGACTATCGATTGCATCTAATATCAGATCATGTTTTGCTTGGGCAGAAGATGGTATTGCTTTAGGTGTTGGAAAAGATGTTTCTGCAAGAATAGATGAGAGAGCAGATAAAGGTTATGCGACTCAAGTTTACTACTGCATGAGCATTGGTGCTACTAGAATGGAAGAAAACAAAGTAGTACAAATCGATTGTGATGAATCAGCTTAAGGGGAGAGTGAATAATGACTACAAAAAATTCAACACTTGTAGCTAACTTTGAAGCTAGTCCTCAAGTTGCAAGTAATGCCCACGAGTTACATGGCGTTGTGCGTGTAGCTCAAGGTACAATCGCATTAGCTGCTGGTGATAGTACAGACAATGATATTGTTATGCTTGCACCAATACCAACTAACGCATCTATCACATCATTAAAGATAGGTTCAGATGCTTTAGGTGGCTCATGTACATTTAACGTAGGTCTATATACATCAGATGGTACAGTTGTAGACGAAGATGCTTATGCAACTTTAGTCGCAGACGAAGGTGCTATGACTGACGTAAGAACCGAAGAAGCTAATATCAACACTGTTGGTCAGCAGATTTGGGAAGATGGTGGTGCATCATCTGATCCTGGTGGATACTACTATGTAGCTGCAACTTTTTCAGCAACTGGTGGTACAGCAGGTGATATGTCATTCATCATAGAGTATGTTGTTAACTAAAACCATTGTGAGGAGCAGTTAATCTGCTCCTTACTTTCAGGAGTTTGATATGCCGTCAGTAGTAGATATTTGTAACGAAGCTATGGATTTACTTGGTGCAGCTACAATAACTGCATTAACGGAAAACTCTAAAGAAGCACGACTTTGTAATAGAAGATTTGAAACAGTAAGAGATGCCGTTTTAAGGTCACATACTTGGAATGTAGCTATATCAAGGGCAACACTAGCAAGAGATAGTGATGCACCTGCATTTGGATTTACTTTTCAATATACATTACCAACAGATCCTTATTGCTTGAGGGTTATTTCTTTTTGGAATTCAAACGTAAACAATGATGTTGCAGCTTATGACAGCAACGTGATGTATAAGATAGAAGGCAGAAAGATACTTTCTAACGAAGGTACTTGTTCTATAATATATTTAGCTAGGGTAACAGACACAGAACAATACGATCCTTTGTTAAGTAGCACGATTGCACATAGACTTGCATCAGAGACAGCTTACGCCATTACAGGCAGTAACGCTTTGGCACAGTCAATGTATTCTTTATATCAGGCAAGATTAAGTGAAGCTAGAAGCATGGATGCACTAGAGGGTTATCCAGAACAACTACAGGCAGATACTTACACAAACGCAAGGTTCTAATATGGCTAGAGTATCGTCTATCATCACCAACTTCAGAGCAGGTGAGATATCGCCACGATTAGAAGGTCGTATTGATTTACAAAAATATAATGAAGCCGTAAAAGACTTAAGCAATATGATTGTATTTCCACAGGGAGGTACAACAAGAAGACCAGGTACATACTATGCAGGTAGTAGTAAAGATGGTGGCAAAGTAAGATTAATTAACTTTGAATTTTCTGACGAACAGGCATATGTACTAGAGTTTGGTGCAAACTATGTAAGGTTCTTCAAAGATGGTGGGATACTTACAGAAGCAACAACAAATATCACAGCAATCACAAAAGCAAACCCAGCAGTTGTAACGGCTGCATCACATGGACTAAGCAATGGAGACAGAGTGTTTATTGCTAGTGTTGGTGGGATGACAGAGGTAAATAATAAAGAGTTTACTGTTGCAGGAGCTACAACAAATACATTTCAGTTGTCAGGTATAAATAGTTCTGCATTTACTACCTATACAAGTGGTGGCACTGTAGGAAAAATAGTAGAAGTTACAACGACTTACAGCGTAACTGATATATTTGAGATTAACTATGCACAATCAGCAGATGTATTGTTTCTTGCACATAAAGACCATGCACCTGCGAAGCTAACAAGAACTACAGCAACTAGTTTTACTTTAGCAGACATAGACTTTGTTGATGGTCCTTGGTTAGATGAAAACATTACAGCGACAACATTATACGCTTCAGCAGACACAGGTTCCGTAACGCTTACAGCTTCTGCTAGTTTATTTGCAAGTTCTGATGTGGGAAGATTGGTTAGGTTTCGTGAGATATTAGAGATACACCATGACGAATGGGCAGCATCTACGAGTTATGCAGATGGTGTTACAGTTCGTTATAATGGTCATGTATATGAGCAGGTAACAGGTAGCACGCAAACATCAGGTAATACACCACCAGTACATTTAGAAGGTACTGAAACATATGGTGCGTTAGATTGGGAATATAAGCATGATGGTACTGGGTACTTAGAGATCACTGCATTTACAAGTGCAACTGAAGTAACGGCTACAGTTAAAAATGCCACAGGTGTTTTGCCAGATCATGTTGTTGGTTCAGGAAATGCCACTAAGTTATGGTCATTAGGAGCATTTGGTGGTGACCAAGGATTTCCTAGAGCTATAGCGTTTTATGAGGAAAGGTTGTATTTTGCAGGTACTGAAGGTCAGCCACAAACAATATTTGGCAGTGTATCTGCTGACTTTGAGAATCATACACCTGGTACAAATGATGATGATGGAATAAATGTTACCATAGCATCAGATCAAGTTAACGTGATAAAGCATCTATTACCAGCTAGATTCCTACAGTTATTGACTACAAGTGCTGAGTTTACCTTATCAGGTGGTGCAGGATCAGAACCAGTGACACCTACGAATGTTAACGTATTACGAGAAACAACTTTTGGTACAGGAACTGTAAGACCACTGAGAGCTGGTAACAGTACAATACTTATACAAAAGGGTGCAGAAAAAGTAAAAGAGATAACCTTTGATTTAGACACAGATGGATTATTAGGTGTTGATTTGACTGTTCTTGCAGATCATTTAGCTAGAGGTGGCTTGACTGACATGGTATGGCAGCAAGAGCCAGAATTACTGTTATGGTTTGTACACACTGATGGAAGGTTAATAGGTCTAACATATGATAGAGCAAACGCTACAGTGGGTTGGCATGAGCATAGTTTAGGTGGCAGTGGTATAGTAGAGAGTATTACAGCTATACCTAGTGGTGCAGAAGACCAAGTTTATCTTAGTGTCAAAAGAACAATAGATGGCTCGACTGTAAGACACATTGTATATCTTAAGTCATTATATTTTAATGATGATGTAGAAGATGCTTTCTTTGTTGATAGTGGCTTGACATATGATGGATCGGCTACAACGACCATTACAAGCCTGAATCATCTTGAGGGTGAAACAGTAACTATTTTAGCAGATGGTGCTGCACACGCTGATAAAACAGTCAGCAATGGTACAATTACATTAGACAGGAGTGCATCTAAGGTTCATGTTGGCTATGGATACACATCATTGCTAGAAACATTGCGTATGGAAGCAGGTGCAGAAGATGGTGTTGCACAAGGTAAAATAAAGAGGATACATGGTGTGACAGCTAGATTCTTTCAGACTGTTGGTGCAGAGCTAGGTCCTGATACGGATAATCTTGACAGATTGCCATTTAGAGATAGTAGTATGGCTATGGATCAAGCTGTTCCTTTATTTACTGGGGATAAAGAAATATCTTTTCCATCAGGCTATGATAATGATGCAAAGATTGTTATAAGGCAAACACAGCCATTGCCAATGACAATATTAGCGATTATGAGAAGGTCTAATACGTTTGATGCTTAAATTTAAGAAGTTTGAAAAAAAAGACTTGGATTTGATTGAAACAAATTTTCATTTTCCAGAAAGCTCAAAAGCAGCTATGATGAAGGAAAGTTGTTTAAGTGCGTACACAGCAATGCA